GGTTAGCGCGAGCCCGTTTTGTCTGACCAGTAAGGGTGACCTATCAGATAGGTCATCGAATTTGATCAAATTTCGCCATTTAAGGATTAAATAACCATGCCTGAGATGGGATTGCGTGAATATTCTCGCCATCGGTCTGTAACCCTGGCATCTGTGCAGGCTGCGATAAAAAACGGCCGGATCGACGTAGTACGCCGCGAGGTTCGAGGGATGCGGGAGTATTCGTTCGTCGACAGCGAGGCGGCGGACCGTACATGGGAGCAGCGCACCAACTCAGGGAAGAAATACCGGCTGACCCGCGGGGAGCGCGATGGGGTGGTACCACAGGTGTCGGCAGGATCTCATAAAACCGCCCACCCGGCGCCTGACAATCCTCCGGTAGTTACGACCGGTGATCAGCCCACAGCTGCCGCAGACTCAACGGATGATGGTGTAAACCAGAATTCGGACGGGGCACGGTATGCGGCTGCCCGAGCAAAAAACGAGGAAAACAAGGCCAAACTCGCCGAATTGGAGTGGAGGGAAAAGGCGCGCATCGTCGTTAATACCGAGGCTGTGAAAACGGCATACTACAACGCGACCCGCGTCGTCATGCAGTCGATGCTCAACATCGGCCCGCGCATATCCCCAATCGTGGCGGCTGAGTCAGACGCGCGCAGGTGCCACGACATCATCGACCACGAGATCCGTGTCGCCCTTCAATCTCTGGCTGACGGCAATGCAAAAATATAGCCCGGATATACCGACCACCGACGACCAGGTGCGCGAGTGCATGCGAGGTTTCTGGGACGGTCTGCGCCCGCCGCCGGTGCTCACTGTGAGCGAATGGTCCGACACGAACCGCACGCTGCCGAGATCGAGCTCGAGCGAGCCTGGGCAATGGAGAACATCGCGCACCCCATACCTGCGGGAGATTATGGATTGCATGTCTCCATCGTCGCCATACGAGCAGGTAGTGGTGATGAAAGGATCCCAGCTTGGATACACCGAGGCGCTGATGAACGTCCAGCTGTTTCACATCAGCCACGCTCCGTGCCCGTCGTTGTTGGTTCAGCCTACGATCGACATGGCGAAGAAATTCGTGCGCCAGCGTCTGGCGACATCTATCCGAGAGTGCGAGTGCCTGCGCGGCAAGATCAAGGACAGCAAATCACGCGACGGCGGAAACTCGATGCTGCAGAAGGATTTTCCTGGTGGCACCCTGATTATCGCAGGCGCGAATTCGGCCTCGGGACTACGGTCGATGCCGGTCCAGTTGCTGCTCATGGATGAGGTTGACGCATATCCAGAGGACGTTGACGGTGAGGGTGATCCATGCGACCTGGCTCAGCGTCGCACGACGAATTTCGCGCGCCGGAAGATCCTGAAGGGCAGCACGCCGACCACTGCCGATGTGTCACGGATCGCGCGAGAGTTCGAGACATCGGATCAACGGTATTATTACGTGCCGTGCCCGGCCTGCGGAGAAATGCAGATAATCCGATGGGAGAATATCAAGTTCGCGGACCGGGATCCCGGTACCGTGTACCTTCGGTGCGTGAAGTGCGATCACCACATCAACGAGCGATATAAAACCCAGATGCTGGAGCGCGGGGAGTGGAGGGCTCATAAGCCAGGATCCCCGATTGCAGGATTTCACATCTCGGCGCTGTATTCGCCTCTCGGATGGTATTCGTGGTCCGAGGCTGTAGACGATCACCTGAAAGCCATGGGGAACCCATTGAAGCGGAAGGTTTTCGTGAACACTGTGCTCGCCGAGGTGTGGGAGGAAACCGCATCGACCATCGACGTGCACCAGCTGGCGAAGAAAAAAGAGCCGTATCCGGCAGAGGTCCCGGCCGGCGCCCTGGTTCTGACATGCGGCGTCGACACCCAGGACGACCGACTCGAGTGTCACGTCGTTGGCTGGGGGTTGCGCGGGGAGTCGTGGGTTATCGATTACACGGTGATCTATGGAGACCCTCACCAGCGTCTGGGGGTGCCGGGGAGTGTATGGGCGAAGCTCGACCAATACCGCGCGCGCCGGTGGAAACACGAGAACGGATCCACGATGATGTGTGCCGGCACCGGTGTGGACTCTCGAGGCCACTGCACCGATGAGGTGTATGATTATTGCGCGCGCCGTGAATCCCAGCACGTCTGGGTCATGGTGGGTAGGCATGGCCCCGGCCGGCAGCTGATCATGAAGGCGACAAAATCAGCACGGGCGAAAACGTACCTTTTCAACATCGGAACAGATCAAGCCAAGGGAGTGATATACTCCCGGCTGAAATCGACCGAGAAGATGGGGCCGGGGGTGATTCACTTCCCCAAGCTGTTGCCGATCGGTGCCGACGGCGAGGGCCGAGAATTGACAGACGCATATTTCCAGGGATTGACCGCGGAGCGTCGGGTCACGGAACGCCATGGCGGACTGCCAGTGTTCCGGTGGGTGTTGCCGGCAGGCAAGCGGAACGAACCGCTGGACACCATGGTGTATGCAATGGCTGCCCTGCAGATCCTGAATCCGAATCTCGAACTGCTGGCCTCTGAAAATCGCATCATGAATACCGAACGACAGCGGCCACCGCAACCAGGGCGCCGGGTGTTGAATCCCGGAGTCAGAGTCTGAGTGGAGTCGATATATTTCACGGAGTGGATGAAATCAACACATAACCGGAGGTGATCATGGGTGCTATTTCGTTGACAGATGCACAGTCTCAGCTGGCGGCATGGATGGCGGCGAACATCGCCGTGTCGAAAAATCAATCGTATTCCATCGGAGATCAGACACTCACGCGCGCGGATGCATCGAAGATCCTCGATCAGGTAAAATACTGGCGCACCGAGGTCGATCGACTGTCTGCGGGAACCCGTGGTCCGCGTGTTTTTCGCGCCTTGCCCAGAGATTTGTGAGCAGAAAACACACGAAAAATACCAATGAGTACCACGCTGTACACGGTGGTACTCTATTGTACTATGTGGCGTATTTTGTCTCGATGAATTTCATAGATATAAAGTTACATTTGAGGCATGGGCACCACCATGCCACAGATCCGGCTTACCCCGCTTGACCGCCTGATCGGATTCGTGTCTCCGCGTCATGGTGTGCGTCGTGTCAGAGACCGCGCGATGTGGGGCTCTCTGAGCAACACCGGATATGTTGGTTTTGGTTCCGGTCGCCGCAGCATGCGCGGCGCCCAGGCTGCGATACAGTCCGCCGATCGAGACACTGCACCCAAGCTCGATATCCTGCGCGCCAGCACTCGCGATATGGACATGAACAGTCCTGTGGCCACAGCGGTTCACTCGCGCCTGCGCACATCGGTTATCGGTTATGGGTTGTCGATGCAGTGCCAGATTGACCGGAATTTTCTGGGATTGACCGACAAAGATGCCGAGGAATGGCAGCAGCATACCCAGCGCGAATTCAGGATGTGGGCGGACTCGCGCGAATGTGATGCGACGCGCACCCAGAATTTTTATGAACTCCAGGGATTGGCGCTTATCTCCGAGATCATGAGCGGTGATGTTTTCGCTGCTCTGCCGTATATCCAGCGCAAGGGGGTTCCGTATGACCTGCGCGTCCAACTCATCGAGGCGGATCTGGTATGCAACCCCGGGCGCACATACGACACCGACACGCTTGCCGGTGGCATCGAGGTTGATGTCAACGGGGCTCCGGTTCGGTATCATGTGATGTCTTCGCATCCCGGATCGTTCCTTCCCGTCTGGAAGTGGAACCAGATCTCGGCATACGGGGAAAAGTCCGGGCGTCGCAACATGCTGCACCTGTACGACCGACGGCGCCCGGGCCAGCGCCGCGGTGTTCCGCTGCTGGCTCCAGTCATCGAGACGCTGAAGCAGATCACCAGGCTCACCGAGGCTGAGCTCATGGCCGCGGTCGTGACGTCGTTCTTCACTGCGTTCATCAAAACCGAAAGCGGGTCAGACCCTCTCGATACCGGCTTCGCCAACGACGGCACATCCGAACCGTCACTCGTCGATGGTTCACAGCGTGCCGGAGATGATCGGATGTATGAGATGGGGTCGGGGACCATAATGTCCCTGGATAAAAACGAGTCTGTTGAGCTTGCCGATCCGAAGCGCCCGAATTCCGCATTTGAACCGTTTTTCAACGCGATGGTGAAACTCATCGGAGCAGCAACGGAAATCCCGTACGAACTCATCCTCCTGAATTTCACGGCATCATACAGCGCCAGCCGCGGGGCGCTCCTCGAAGCCTGGAAGATGTTCAAGATGCGCCGAGCCCGTATGGTTTGGCAGTTCTGCCAGCCCGTTTATGAGGCGTGGCTCGTCGAGGCAGTGTCCCGCGGCAGGGTGAAGGCTCCCGGATTTTTTGAGGATCCCGCAGTGCGGACGGCTTGGAGCGGGGCCTCATGGAACGGTCCCGGACAGGGGCAACTCAGCCCGGTGCAGGAAACAGAAGCAGCACTGAAACGCATCGCCGGAAACCTGAGCACGCACAACAAAGAAACGGCAGCGCTCGACGGAGACGACTGGGAAACCATGGTCGCCACCCGCGGCCAGGAGCAGCGAACGCTCAGGGGCTTGGGATTGGTTCAGGATCTGCCGGCGCCCGGGCCGGTGGCTCCCGGTGAGTCAGGCAATGGGGCTGGGGATCGGCCGAGTGATGGCGAAGACACCACGCCAACGGATCCCGAAGAGATGGATCCCGAAGAGATGGATCTTGAAGATATGACGAACCCGAACAAGCCGCCTGTCGAGGATGAAACCGACGAAGGCCAGGGGGAATAGCATGGCGAAGCTCGC